GCACAGCAACAGCGCCAGTAGTACCACCAAGCGCATACCCTGCGCCCGTAGCAATACCACCAGAAATTACGCCAGTCGGTGACAATTTGCCGAAGTAACGCAAGACATTGTCAACAGGACCACCACGTGCAACGTCTTTGATCAATTCCTGCTCTTCTTTTGTAAACCTTCTGAGTTTGGTTTGATTGTTAGCAAGCTGTCTAAACTGCACTCGAATGGAGTTTTCCATTCCAGACTGGCTATATTGCGCCGCACTATTTTGTGCGCGCTCAAGCAAAGTCTCAATTTCTTGACCCTTGGCCGCCCTGCTGTAAAGCCCACGAGCTTCTTTCAGAGCATCAATTGCCATTTGCCGAGAGGGGCCAGCACCAGCCACAAGATCAGCGTCTTGCAAGTTCTCAACAAAATCATCCATCTTGTTCAGAATAGCCATACCCATTTTGCTTTCCGAACGATCACGAGATGCCGCAACATTCCCAGCCGCACGGCGCAATCTCTCCAGTCTTTCCAGCGTCAACGGAGTTTGTGCTTGCTGTCCGAACTCATCCAAAAATGCGGCTACAGCGGGTTGAGATCGAGGCAAGTACCCAAGGCTATCCACAGACTTAAAAATGTCTTGCGCGGCTTTCTGGAGGCTTTGTGGGGCAATTATTGCACCAGCCTGCTCGGACCGTTGATAGGATGCTGCTGCCGCCTGTTTCATTGCTTCAGGAGTCGGCACGATCTCTCGTTGACCCCTGCCTGCGCCAACAGCACCAGATGCGACAATGGAAGCAATTTGTCCAGCAACATCGCTATCAGTTACGTCTGCCACTGCCTCACCCGTAGCAGGACCGACAGCACCAGCAACAATCTGCTGACCAGGACGAGCAGCCATCTGTCCAGCCACAGCCCTTCCAGTCGGGGTAACAGCCGTCTGTGCCATCCTAGCCATACCTGGGATCGTTCCAATAGCACCAGCAGCACCGCCACCAGCAGCAGTCATCATCTGCTCAGGCACAGTCTCAGGCTGAGGCAGACCCATCCGAGTCGCCAATCCACCAATGGCTTGCATTGGCGTTGGAATCTGCATGGATTGAGGTGCAGCAAGGTTATAAAGCTGCGTAGCAGCCTCAGCAGCAGGAACTGCCAAGGCTCCAGCGGCCATACCAGGAGGACCAAACGGAGCGCCCATCGCAGCGCCTACAGCAACCGGAGCAGCGCCACGAGCAACAAGCCCTGGAATTCGCGCAGCGCGTTCCTCTATTGGTCTTCCTGCTGTCAGATAATCAAGCGCCTGCGTAGAGGAATAGCCCTCTTTCATGGCTGTCGTAATGTCGTCAGCGCGGATTCCGCTTTGCACTAGGAACTTGACGATTTCGTCGTCTTTGTAACCTTGGCCTCGCGCCTCGATAATGCGATCTGACAGACTCTTTGCCATGTCACTTCCTAAAAATGTCGGTCAAAGACTTACGCTTTGCTCCAGCAGGACTAATTACAGACTTTTTAAGGTCTTCTTCAATCGTCTTGTTTTTACCGTAATCCAACTGATAGCCCTCATACAAACCAGAGATGGCCTCATTGGTAGCACGGCTCAGAATATCCAATTGCTCCCGAAGTTGATCGACCGTTTGCGCTTGATCCAGCGCGGCTTTTAGGTTTTCAAACCTTGCGCCCTCTCGCTCAGTCAAAGAACCAACGCCTGAACCAGTCGGGGATTGCTGACGAAGATTGACGATACCAGCAATAAAGTTGCGATTCTTTAGGTTATCAAGCAGCGCCCTAGCATTTGCCGCCTCAGTCCCAGGGATAGCACTTAGAGCAGTACCACCGAATCCAGTCGCAGACGCAAGACCGGGATGGCTACGAACTTGCTCGACAGCATCTTTTAAGTCACGCAGATCTTTAATCGCAGAGCGAGCGGCAGATACGACTTTTGGTTGTGCAACTTCCAACTCAGTGCGGAACTTAAGCGGAACACTTTGATTTCTAACAGTCGGCACAAAACCTTCCTGCTGCGGTTGTGCTCCGGTAACAGGTTGAGCGGCAACCGGTGCTTGAGGTTGAGCAGCAGGAGCAGCAGCAGCGGCTTGCAATGGTTGACCACCAGCAAGCGCAACAATGTTTCTGGTCAGATCAATACCAGTTTCTGCTTTCAACGTTTCGGCTTTAATTTGCAAATCAGCCAATGCAGCGGGAGAAGGACGCTGCTGGAACTCAAGAACCTGACCAAGCTGTTGAGGGCTTAGGTTTTGTGTCTTGACACCAGGGAATTGAACCGCGGCATACAAAGAACCAAGGTCAGACAGCTTCGGAATATCCTCTCTGTTATACACCGCACGAGTGGCGCCTGTTCGTTTATCGATCTGAACAATGTCGCTACCAGAAGATTTATACTCAAAAACATCCTGCGGTTGCATGATCTTGATGCGCTTCTCAAGAGCATTTACAACCTTCTCAAAATCAGCAGGAGGGAGATATGAAGACAGTTGAGACAGTGCTTGTTGATTGATTGCAGGCTGGTTGAGAGTACCGCCTTGTGCCGATTGGATTAGAGCAGCCAACGGATCAGCCGCCTGTGCACCAGTAGTGAGTGCTTGCTGACGCTCAGTTGTTACCAATTGAGGCATGACCTGTCGCACAAGTTCCTGCTGCTGGCGAAGCCTTTGTGCTTCTTGCATCTTCTGCATAGCACCTGCTTGGCTGATCTGCTGGTTGACAGCGTTCTGATACATCTGCTGACCAGCCATCAACCCAGAACCCAATGCCTGACCGATATTCGTGCGAGTCCTGCTAGGACCACCCGCTTGCAACAGACCCGCAGCAAGACCTAAGAGTCCCTGCTGCCTAGCCTGCTGCTGCATACTTTCGTCTCCCAACAGCCCAAGAACGGGATTGGCGGGAAATAGCCGATCAAGCAGTCCATCCATTACATTCTCCTAGCGGGACGATACTCGCCGACACTGTAGCCGGGCATCATCCGTTCAAACAGCAACCCAGGTACATCGAATGCACCCAGTTGTCGCTCTTCGTCCTGTCGCATAAATTCCAACGGCCCAACAACACGTTGAGAGATGGGTACAGGCTGGAAGGCAATATCTACAGGTTTGGCCTGGGACATTTGCATCGGTGCCGTCCTAGCCTGTTGCGGAGCCATTGCCCCAGCCAATTGCGCTCCAGCAATCAGCGCAGGGGTGGATGTTGCCTTACTCAAGAACCCAGACATTGCAGACGCAGGAGCAGCAGCAGTTGACATAGCAGCAGGAGCAGATGTCAATCCTTGTGCAGCCAAAGTGCTTGCAACAGGACTTGCAGCGCTAGACATTGCAGGTGCAGCAGATAACAGCCCTTGGCTTGCAAGTTGAGCACCAAACCCACTTTGTACACCGGCAGCACCGGCAGCACCGGCAGCAGCTTGCGTTGCGCCAGCACCCAACAATCCAGGAGCTACAGCACCACCAACACCACCTAGAGTCGCTCCCAACAGAGCGCCCTTCAGCGGGTCTTTCTTGTTAGTGACAGCGCCAGCAGCAGCGCCAACCATTGCAAGGGTTACTGGATCAGCCATGTTAAGTCCCTTGTGCAGTCATTCCAAGATTCGCTTGTGGCCTGTTGAACGCGCTAATCAGCGCAGCACCACCCAGGGCAGTAGCAGCAGGATTCGTGTATTCCGGGGCAACCTGTTGCGATCCAGCAGGTACGCCCCCGATGAACGACAGATATTGCTGAAGCGCCCTAAACGGAGCTTGCTGTTGGAAGTTGAACCGATTGATAGCGTCTTGCACTTCCTGCTGCTGGTACTGCTCGCCCATCTGTCCAACCTGCAACAATCTCTGAGCGTCTGCAAAGTCTTGAGCTGCAAGACCAGGGGCCAACTGAGCAGCGGATAGACGCAGACCTGCCGCACCCTGCTCCGCTCCAGTAAGACCCTGAGCTGCCTGAAGTTGGGTGGCCAGTTGTTGTGCTTGCGTTTGCCCCAATCCACCGGCAGCAGCAAGTTGACTGGCAAGCGCCTGCTGTTGAGCCTGTTGCTGTCGATTGAGCGCAGCTTCTTGGAGTTGGCGCTCCTGCTGATACCCAGCAAACCCAAGACGCTCACCCAGACCGGACAGATTCGCAGCAAGAGATTCAGCAGCGCCTGCTTGGAGTTGACCCTGTGCAGCAGATCCAAACCGACCAGCACGAGAGGCTTGAGATTGGATGTTTTGAATTTGTTGCTGGAACTGGCTAGTGATCGGACGGGCAGCAGACTCAAACGCACCTTGCAAGAAAGGATTCATGCCAAGATACGCACCGCCAGCAGTAGCATCCGCACCGACCTGACCAGCTCGACCGTAGATGTCTTGATACAATCCGGCCGCCTGACCTTGCCCTGCCTGCCCATAGATATTCCCAAACATCCCAGCAGACGGCGCTTGAAATCCAGTGGCAGCGCCAACAGCCTGTTGAGCTTGCCCAACCAGCGGAGATCCAGCCTGCGCCCTCTGTGCAGCCAATTGCATAGCCTGCTGGGTATACTGAGACGGTCCAACAAAGGTCTGACCGCCGTAATACTGCGGCACATATCCTGCCTTCATTTCACCCGTAGCAGGATCTCGATATTGCAACTGACCGGTCTGAAACAGGCTCTGAGCACCAGACAAACCCTGCTCAACAAACGGAACAAGCCTAGGATCAATGCGGTTTTCGGTCTGGGTTGTACCCGATCTGCTACCCATTAGACACCTCTTTCACCCATTTTACGGGCTTAAATCCATATTTTTCAGCCATTTTTGACCATCCCGGCCGATTTGACTCAAACGTGATTCTACGCGCACCACCCGATTTAGCAATTTCCTCTGCATGACGGAAACCTTCTTGCATAAGAAACTTTCCATACCCTGCCCAAATATGCACAGAATCGCCAACCGGCTGCAAAACACCAAACCCTACCGGAACACCATCCTCTACCATCAGCCACAACATTGACTTACCCGTATAGCAGTCAACGTATATATCCTCGGGTATCCAAGGCTCAGAACTCGCCTCTTTTACTTCCAATAAACCTTGCCGCACATAATCCCAGACCGATCTGAGACTGTTTGGCTCGACAAACACTCTATCCAAGAATCACATACCTATATGTTTTGTCTGCCGTACTGTTTGAAAAATGGTTGACAGTACATTGACCCTGAGTCTGATTGGATGCATATACATCAGAAGTTGAAGATTCCGATACCATCATCATCGTTGCAATCACAGACGGAGTTGCTGGTCTGGTCGGACTTGTCTGCGTCGGCAACTGTTCCAAAGTAACAAATATGTTAGTTGTCGCCCACATGATCTCAACGTAATCATTCGCAACGAGATCAACATAAAAATTCAACGCAGCAATCAGATGTCCGTTTATGGACCCGTGTTTGTTAGGAACGGAATATCTGCTATTACTGTTGGCAATGTCTGTGCCGTTTTTTCTAAACCAAATATCTACGTCTTGAATCTGAGAGTCAGCGTTAACGAATTGTGCGCTGAACTGAAGATTGTAAATTCCAGGGCTTTTGACATTGATGCGAGAGTTATTGCTGACGGTCACTCCATTGCTGAAGTCCGTCGTGTTGAACTTCATTGCATAGGCATCTACCGTCGTCGTCGCAGACTGATCTGTGGAGTCCTGAAACGCTCCGTAGGGGATGTCATCCGCAGCAGCCGCAGCAGAGTATGGCGCGAACAGGATGATGCTGTCTTCGCTGATCCGCTCATCGAATAACGTCGTGCTAGTTGCGTTACCCGTAGCGAGGGTGATCAGACCGACAGAGTTGATCTTCCCGTCAAGAATGCGGTTGACGATCTCGGATACATCCCGAGGCGTCCCACCCTGCTGTGGGAGTCTGCGAAACATCAGCGAACACCCACAGGTTTAAGATCAACATCGACACCGACAGCAGTGTTCCAAGTTCCAGTGGGAGTCAGTGACACCCGATGATACTTTCCTCTCGACCTCAATGGGATGCGATTCTCGCTATCAGCAGCAACAGCAGTGGAATAGCTTAAATTGCCGTCCAGACGGTATCGAGACGCAACTTGAACTGTGGCAGACCCATTGTCCACGATGGGTCTAGCAAGCGTCAGGATCGTCTCTGTGTTTTCGGCTTCTATATCACCAGATGTCAGAACAGCGGTTTGATTGGCACCACCAAATGTCACCAGACGGCTTGTCGTAACACCACCGAGCACCAGCTTGCCGCCAGCCCATAGCCGGGAATCAAGGGATTCTGGCAGAGCATCCAAGCTTGCCGAGACATTTGCAAGCTGCTCCAACGTGTAACTGGCAGTGGCAAGTGTTGAAATATAATCAGCGGTTGTTTGTCCATGACTCCATTTGTCCACAGCGTAGTTGTAAATCAACACCTTCTGGATGTTAAAAATATCCCGGAAGCACCAGACCACTACCTTGTTCACCGGATCGACAGCAGCCGACATCTTGTCGAACTGTGCAGGATCGGCGTTAGCATAAAACCACCGATCAACCACCTCATTCCCGATAGCTTTTACCGTCTGCCCATCCGTCACAAAGAACCCGTCATCGCTCAAGAAGTAGGTCAGAGGCCCACTCTGCACCACAGAACGAGACTCATAACAGCCTAGGTTTCTGGCGATAACGTCAAACTGGAAGAAGAGCGGAGATCCGATGTAAGTCATCCGCGCAATCGCTCGTTCCAACAGGACAACACAAAATTCGCCACCCGTCAGACCACGGATCTCACCACCATCAGGTATCACCTGGGAGTCAGATTGACTACCAGCACCAGGAGTCCAGTCTGTCTCGTCGTTAATGTCAGACCAATAAACCGTCGAAATCTCGCTTGCAGTCTTGGCAGCAACTACGAAATCACGGACAACCGTCACAAACTGGGCAGTGGGAGCAGCAGCAGCAACATCCGCGAACTTGGTACTTGACCCCATGTCCCAGGCTTGGATCTTGTCTATCCCATTCGCAGCCAGTACAACAGCACCAAACTGAGCAGTAGTCCAGAGTGTCGTCGTAGAGTAAGCAGAAGCGGTCCGACTTACGTCATCCATAGACGAGTCAGTAGGATCGAACTTAAACAGCTTTGTAGAGCCTGCACTAAACAGGGTGGTGGTTGTACCCAATCTCCCGACAAAACTCGTCAGAAGGCTTTCTGATGCAGTTGAGGACAAGTTGGCATTGGATGGCAGAGGACCATAGCCCATAGCAACCGGAAGACAGTTAAGAGCCTCGGTCAATCCTCCGGCAATTCCGGGCCTGTCAGGTGTCCACTTGCCAAATGCGATTCTCATTGGACGGTCCAGTTATTCGATTGCGTTGACTTGTCGGTCCAAACATTTGAATCAATTGATGTTTCAGACCAAATATTACTTCCAGAAGCGTTTTCAGTCCATGCGTTTCCACCCGGAACAGAGTCGGCCCAAGTGTTAGCGCCCTCATCCGGGATTGACCATACACCCAATAACGAAACAGACCCCAACTGCGTTGTGCCCTGCAACCCAGACACATCGATGTAATTGTTCGTTTCTAGGGTAATCGTACCAAGAGCAGTAGTCCCCTGCACGCCAGTGACAGGAATGACAACCAGAATTCTGACTGTACCCGTTTGACCTGTAGCCTGTACTCCGGTCGTGACGACAACAGCATCAGCAGTGACGGTGACAGACCCAACTTGTCCAACAGCAGAAACACCTGTTAGCGCAGTGTTTGCCTTTGCGACAACAGTTTCGTTTCCGAGCGTCACTGTCGCCGATACACCAGTCAGAGATACGTTTACCCCTTGACCGTTGATTACAGTAACAGAACCAATTGATCCGGTTGCGGAGACTCCAGTAAGAGATACGTTTACACCCTGACCAGCAGAGACAGTAACCGATCCTAGTGCACCAGTTGCACTAACTCCTGTGGCAGCAACTACTGCTTTGCCTGATACAGATACGGAACCAAGTTGCCCAGAAGCCGATACGCCCGTGACCGGAACTATCTTTGCAATTTGTACGGTAACGCTACCAAGTTGTCCGGTCGCAAATACTCCGGTCAAAACAACATTGGCTTTTCCAGTAACAGTTACGTTACCAATTTGACCTGTGGCAAAGACTCCGGTAACTGGAACTGGTGTAACTAGCGCAACCGTAACCGTCCCAAGATTACCAGTTGCAGAAACTCCGGTTGGAAGGACTAATGCCTTGCCAATTACTGTTTCACTTCCAATTGCGCCAGTTGCAGAAACTCCGGTGACGTTAACAGTAACGCCACCACCACCCGGAGCCTCAAACCTCCATCCGAGGCTTCCGTTGTTGGTTGAGTTTGAACCAGCGTACCAGGTCATAACGGATATGCTCTCACACCTGTAATGGTGAGATAGTCTACCGATATATCACCACCCCCGGTATGCACCAGAGTACCGGGAGAACTGGCAGACGACCCGGAGAGCGTTAATACCTTTCCTGATGCACCAGTACCAGTCCACTGTGACACCCGCTGAGTCGTGGTGCCAATTGTTATTGCTGTAGCACCTGTTGCGCTGTAGGTGTTGGTGATGTCTTTAAAGGTGTTGTTGCCCGAAATTGTAAGAGTGCCAGCGCCGCCTTGATTAAGGGTGATGTTGGTGTAGGCAACACCGCCGCCAGTGAAGGTTTTAGCCGATCCTGAATTTGGGCTAATGGTTCCTGTACCTGTGATAGTGAGGTTGGTAGATATTGATGTGGTCCATACAGTTCCTGAGCCTGTAAGAGTCCATGTTCCAGAACCTATGGCAACAGTTCTTGTGTTAGATCCACTTGCACTTACACCGCCCGTTGTAATATTGTACGAACCTGCATCAAAAGTTCCAGTTGTTATTATTAACGACTGCCCGCTTGCTGTTAATGTCGCCGCATCTTGTAATGTCACAGACCCAGAGGGACTATTTATAGTTATTGTTTGTGTAAACGATTTTCCGGCGCTGGTAATGGTTTGACTTCCTCGTCCAGAAAAAATTAATCCACCAGACCCGCTCATTGTCGTTCCGGTGCCATTTATCCAATTTCCATATACGCTGACTGTTACACTAAACGCCAAGGTCATCGTGTTAGTGGTACGCGCAGACATATTGATGGTGCCGACATTGTAATTTCCATCAATCGTTATTGTTGCACCAGAACCGGGACTAGTAGACTCAAACACAGCTGTATCTTGAGCTAGCGGAAAGTTGTTCGCAGAAGGCGAAGCACCAGAACTTGCTGCCCACCCGGTAGCAGACCAGTTATTGTTACCCGCAAGGTTCCAGTACCTCGTGGTCGCAGCCGTAAACGTAATTCCGCTGTTACCTTTGCAATCACCAATCCTCGTCCCAGTAGCAGGAGCAGCAGCACCAGCAATAGTGATGTCTCGGAAATCTACGTCAGTCATTGAAACAGCTGCACAGGTGAGGGTGCGGGTTGTTCCAACCGTGTCCGACTGAACAAAGTTTCGCATTGTGGCGTTAGTGCCTGCGGACAAAGTCAGAGTGCCAGAGATAGTTTGATTTGCCGTGATCAAAATTCGATTTACCCCGGCTAAAGTTTGTCCTGCAAAAGATAGATTGTTGAAGCTGTTTGAGCCGTTGATAGTGACATTACTTGGGGATGTTCCATTAAAAGAAATATTGTAAAAAGTTTTGTTGTTTCCTGAAAATGTTGCATTGGCATTAGAAAAATTAATTTGCGAAGTACCGGCGGTTAGAGTTAAAGATTGTCTAATTGTTTCTGTTGTTCCAAAATTAATAGGCATTGTTAAGGACAAGCTAACAGTACCTGATCCAAAATTAATTTCACGTGAGTTGCCGTTATCGCTAGAAATAGAACCCGCTGTTAAGTTGTGAGTGCTTAACAACAGATTTCCGTTAGTTACAGTAACAGCCGAAGACCCGTTGTTCAAAGGACTGCCAAGCGTCCATTCACAATTAACCCCGTTAACCGTAATTGCAGACGCCAGCGTCACGCCATTCGTCGTCAATGTCTTGCCAGTAGTAGACCCAGTGAGCGTAATTGCACCCGTATAAGTCCTGGTCAGACCTGTCGCAGGCAGCGTCACATTCCCGTGAACGCCGTCAATCGCAGTTGAGCCAGCCAACGTAAGATTTCCAGAGGCCGGACCAGCGATGGTCAGAGCTTTGCACCGGATGCCGCCGGTGACTGTGTTTACTGTAGCCGTGTATGCGGTTGCGTTAGAGGCCGAATTAAACACCACATCATCGTGACTTCTTGGAACAGCCGCCCCTGAGCTTCCACCAGAAGATGTAGACCAGCGAGCAGTATCAGACCAGTTGCCCGTTCCTCCGACCCAGTAGCGCGTAGAGTCAGCAGGCTTGGCAGTTAAGTACAAAGGCGCAGCAGCGCTTGTAGCGGTGCTATTGGCACCAGCGTAAAACTCACCAGGACTCGTAGAGGCAAAACCGATGCTGCCCATCGCCAAGTAGTCGATGCCATCGGTACAAGCGCCCGCGAGAATGTGAGAGGTGCCTGTGCCGGTTAGGGTGACGACGTTGCCAGAAGTACCTGTGACGGTCCACTTGCCGAAGGTCTGGGTAGTTGAGCCTAAAGCGATGGTGTGAGCTACGGTCTTAGTAGAAGCAAGTTCGGTAAATTGGTTGTTGCCAGCAATGGTCAGGGTCGATGTTCCGGTTGCGCCGCCAATGGTAAGTTTGTTGTATGAAAGGCCGCCGCCAGTAAATGTTCGTGCGGAGGTGCTGGTGTCAGAAAGTGTAATATTGGCTGTACCTTTATAAAACGTAGGTACTGAAGAAATATTCCAAACCGTTCCAGTTCCTGACAGCGTCCAAGTACCAGATCCAAGTTTTAGTGTCGGTGTAAGTGCATTGTTCGCAAATAACCCCGTTGTCACGTTATACGACACAGCATCAAACGTGCCGCTTGTAAGGGTCAGAGTTCGTGTAGAACCAAGTGTTAGAGCGTCAGCAAGTTGAACTGTGCCTGTAACACAGTCAATCGTCACCGGACACCCAAACGTCACGCCGTTGCTAGTGATGGTTTGTGTGCCGCGCTTTGCAAATGTAATCAATCCATCCGTGCTTGACGAGGTTACACCAGTACCAAACTTCCAATCTCCGTAAACAAACGGAAAGCTGGTGCTAGTCGTCAGCGTCATCGCACTCGTTCGTGCAGACGCATCAAAAGTCCCGATGTTCCACGCTGCGTTGATTGTGATCGTCCCAGTCACGCTGCCTGTGTTATCAAACACCGCTGTGTCTTGAGCTAACGGAAAATTGTTGATGTCCGGAGAACCACCCGACCCCGGTGCCCAGGCCGTAGCACTCCAGTTCTGAGCGCCAGCAAGGTTCCAGTACACAGTCTTCGGAGCAGGGAACGTTATCCCAGAGTTCCCACCGCAGTCACCCGCGCGGGTGGGAGATGAACCAGAAGCAGCACCGGCTATCGTGATATCACGGAAGTCGCAGTCCGTAGCAGAGAGGGTGCCAACGGTCAGGGTGCGGGTGGTGCCGAGGACGCTTGATTTAAGAAACACTCGGCGTACTGCTGTGGCTCCAGCACAAGTTAATGTGCCATTTATGATTTGATTTCCACCAATAGTCAATTGCGCCAGACCAGCAGATGCAGGAGCAGTTAAGGTTATGTTGTTAAACGTATTTGCGCCAGTAATATCATTTGAAATATTAGAAAAATCACTAAAAGATACGTTATAAAACGTATTGCCTCCTCCAGCAAATACAAAATTTGCCCCTGTTATCGATATTTGCGACGTGCCGGCGTTAAAAGTTAAATTTATTGAATTGTCTAAAGAAACAGAAGTGCCCGATGCACTCAACGTCATCGTACTCGACCCAAGCGTAATCGTCCTAACGTTGCTGTAGCTGGACACCAAACGACCAGCAGTGACGTTGTAGTTCTTGGTATCGAATGTGCCGTTTATGACGGTGAGGCTGTTTGTGCCAATGTTCAGCGCATCAGCAAGCTCAACTGTGCCGCCGTAAGTATTTACATTAAAACTACCCAAAGAGCCAAAAGATTTTCCAGCACTAGTAATTGTTTGCGTATTTCTTCCTAAAAAGTTTATACCTACACCGCCCGTAATGGTTGTTCCAGACCCATTTGTCCAATTGCCGTAGCAATCTGTTCCACTTGCCAATGCAAATGTCATTGCGTTTGTCCTAGTGGACATATTTACGCCAGCCATGTGGTTTTGCATCACGGAATCAACAGTCACCGTAGCCGACGTATTCAGCCCCGTGTTCTCAATGACGGCCGTGTCCTGAGCAAGCGGGAAGTTGTCGGTTGATGCTGCACCACCAGACGACGCAGCCCAAGCATTTGCGCTCCAGTTACCACCCGCAGCAGTGACCCAGTAGACAGATTTTGGCGTAGAAGCAGTAATGCCTCTAATACCCCTGAGATCACCGATCCTAGTGCCGCTGATCGGTGCAGCAGTGCCGATGACGTAGATGTCACGGAAATCAGCATCAGTCAGGCTGGGAGTGGCGTTAACGGTCAGGGTTTGGGCAATGCCGTAGGTGACACCACGAAACCATACACGACGATTTCCTGCTGTGCCTGTAGTAGAAAGAGTGCCATTGATGGTTTGACTGGCTTGAAACGTAACCTGACGAATACCAGCAGTGTTTGGAGCGGTAATGCTTAAATTATTAAATGTATTAATTGCTCGAAACTCATGAGTCCCAACAGGTGTTGCTGTAAAAGAAACATTATAAAATGTCACGCCTTGTGAAGTTACGGGACCGCCTGAAAATGTTGCGCCAGTCGATGAACATACTATTGTAGATGTCCCAGCATTAACGGTCATATTTGTATTGTTTGCAAAATTTATTGGGTTTGCACCGGTGCAGGTAATAGTAGAAGACCCTAAATTTAATACTCGAACGGATGATGTCGCGCTAGTTATTCCCGTTGTGCTTACATTATAATTTGCTGTTGTAAATGTACCCTGATCAAATGTAATCGCTCCAGATGATGTCAACGCGTCGCCAAGCGTCACCGTTATTCCTGACCCACTTATCGTAAGCGGGCCAATTGTTTTTCCGGCGGTTGTCAACGTACCTGTCCCATTAATGGTTAGATTTCCAGAATAAGTAACCGTCATCCCGGCTACTAAGGTTACGCTTCCCGATACGGTAATAGCAGCAGATCCAGCGATAGTCCCCGTAAACCCCGTACAGTTGATTGACTTGGCACCCGTGTTGCCAGCAGAGATCGTGCAGGTGCCGCTGGATGCAGCATCAAAGAACACATCATCCGCACTGGTAGGCACAGACGCGCCACCAGCACCACCGGACGAAGTAGCCCACTTGGTACCCGCAGTACCATCCCAACTATTATTTCCCCCAACCCAGAAGCGGTCAGCCATTTTGCATTACCTCTTTAAAATGAGCTGTCCACTTCGGACGGTCCCAATTAATTTTTGTATTGCAAGGAAGGCACAAAGTATTGAGATTTGTTTCCTCGCAGTTGTTTTTATCAAAGTCTATGTGGTTCACAGTCAACGCTCTGCTGAATTTTTGCACATGAACTTCTTCTGTCATTCCGCACAATTGACATAAAAACCCATCTCTTTCACGAACTTTTCTTTTCAAAGTTACATTGAATTTAGATGGATACTGATTTAATGACAAACCATCTTTCCATGCTGGATGTTCAACACCTTTGCCAAACAACTTTTTAAGTTCTCTCCCGGCAAAGAAACACGCCTTGCTGCAAAACTTCTTGCGACCGAATTGATTAGGTTCAATCCTCATGTCTACGCCGCAAGTCTTGCAGTTAATATGAACGCCTTCTGTCTTGTTCCATGCAGGTCTACCACTCTTGATGCCTTTAAACGGTGATAACCTGCCTCGGTTTACATCGGCTGTTTTGGTAGCCCGAAAAGCGTAAGAACATTCCCTAGAGCACGTTGTCTGCCGACCATGCTTCAGTCGCCCCGGGTCTGCAAGATAGCTCTTGTTGCAGACTGGACAAAGCCTTTCGACAGACGCCACGTTTACACCTTGTAATACCAGACGCCTTCAACTTCTACGAGCTTCGCCCCAGCAGGGGGAACGCCCTCTAGCTTCTGGTACACCTCTCCGGCAATCTCTTTGGTGGTATCCGGCTGTTCAACCGGCGGCGCAGTCACAACAGCAATCCAATTGTCCCGGCGCTGTTCTTTCATGGCCTGGATCTCTGCTTCCGTGAACGTGTGATCGTCCGGGAGGTGCAGAGCGTCAGCGAATTTGCCATGAGGAGTT